ATCATGCGCCAGAGGACGGGCAGCACGAATTCCACTGGGAAAAATACCACCACGACGACACAGTCACGGCCCTAGAGGTCAAGGTGGCGCGGCTGGAAGCGGCTTTGAGGCCCTTTGCGTTCCTAGAAGACGCCGCTACGCAAAGGGCGTGGGAACTGAGGTACAATGATAGGTTCAAAGACTGGATCGACTTTGGCGACATGGACCGCGCCCGCAAAGCACTGGAGGACACCCAATGACTGACACAAGCAACGCGCCGGAAGAGATTTGGGCGTGGCCTGATGGCGCGAGCGGATGGTATAGCGCGGGGGCGTCTAGTGAGGTGAACCTGGGGTTGATGGGGGAACAAGCTGCCCAACAATATCACTACACCCGCACCGACGCCATCACCCCACAGCAGGCCGCTAAGGTGTTGGGGCTAGGCAGGGGGAAAGCAAAGAGGGTCCGGCAAGTTCTGGGCCTTATGAACGCTATGATCAATGCGGGCGAAAGCCACTCGGAAGACAGCGAGGCATTCTTTAAAGAGGCTCGCGGGATCATTCTAGCCACAGAGCGCGCTATCGCAGAACAGGAGAGCGGGGAATGAGTGAACTAGAGCGCATCACGAAGCTATCTAAGGCAAGAACTCAAGAAGGTAGGAATAACCCAAAGCGCAGAAAAGATGACGACTACGTAGTGGATCTGATATACTTGCTAGAGCAGTCAATAGCTATCATCAGCAAGCTATCTGAAGGCAAATCTGTCGTACCAGATGATGCCCTTACAATCAAAGGCCTGCAGGACATCCTAAATGCTATCGATGACGACCACCTAGAGGAGTATTTTCTAAGCAAGGTCCGAGAGGCACTAGGGATAAAAGCAATGCCTAATCCTTTAATGATAAAAGAGGGGTGATATGCAAAAAAAGCAACCACGGCCACGAACATCAATAGAGCTAACTCACCCCATAACATGTAAGGGGAAAGATCACTTGACCGCAGTGCAGGCCAAATCGCTGGCAAAGAGAATGAGGCGGAGCGGGGGGAAGCGCATATCTTCGTACAGGTGCGCAAATTGCTGCCAGTGGCATGTAGGCGGCGGGGAATAGGCCGGGCTTGAATAAGATCGTGTGATACTATAACATGGTACGTAACAATTCCTTATGATGGAAAATCATGGCCAACCCAAACCCAAATAAATCAACTAGGTTCCAGAAGGGCGGAAAGGGCAACCCTAAGGGAAAGACTTCCGAGCAAAAGCGCCTAGAGCTCCAGAACGCAGAGGCTGCTGTTGCCATCCGCGCAAAGATGCTTGAGGCGCTAGGGGGATTACTGGCAGATATGGAGCCAGAGGAAATCCTAGCACGAATGGACCCGAACTCTCTAAAGATGCTTAAAGACGCAGAGGACAGAGGCCTGGGCGCACCAGTTCAAGCGCATATCAGCCCTGATGGTTCAATGTCACCGCAGCCAGTAGATCCAAAGATGGTTGAGGGGCTTGTAAAGAAGCTGACCGACTAATGGCAATCAAGCCTATCGAGTGGGAAAATCTAAGCATAGGCGAAAGATCTGCGCTGGCGAAAGCCGGGGAGCACGGCGCACTTGCGTTCACAGCCCTATGGTTCAATGTCTCTCAGGTGGATAGCTTTCGCACCAACTGGCACCATCACTATTTTGAGTGGGCAGCTAACAGGCTGCTAGATGGCTCGTCTACAGCTATGGCCATCAACATTCCCCCTGGTGGAACGAAGACCGAATTTTGGTCTATTCACTTACCTGTGTACTGCATGATTAAGCATGATCGGGTTCGCATCCTGAACACGTCTTATTCCCGCGACCTATCAAACGAGAACAGCGAGCGATCTAGGGCGCTCGTTAAGTCGTCTGAGTTCCAGGAGTTCTACCAGTACGATATTGGCAAGGACAAGGTTGATGACTGGACCTTGGAGCAAGACGGTAAGCGCAAGCACCAGCTATTTAGTAGGGCATCAGGTGGACAGATTACCGGCGTTCGCGGTGGCTATATGGGCGATGGGTTTTCCGGCTATGTGGCAGCGGATGACTGGGACAAGATGGATGATCTGTTTTCAGAGACGAAGCGCAAGAAGTCACATACGCGCCTAATCAACACATTGCGAAGCAGGCGCGCACACAGCAGAACCCCATTCGTGTTCATCCAGCAGCGCGGCCATGTCGAAGACAGTACGGCTTTCCTTACCTCTGGAGGGATGGGGCTGAAGATAGACACTCACATCAAGATACCGGCACTTGTTGACCAGGAGTATATAGACAGCCTGCCTGACGGGATTAGGCAGCGGTGCGTGAAGTCCATATGTGATAGTGAGCAGGTTGGAGGCTATTGGTCTTACTGGCCAGAAAAGGAAGATGTTCATGACCTACTCGCATTAAAGGAGGCTCACCCATACACATTTCAAAGCCAATACCAGCAAGAACCGGATTCCCTAGATGGTGGGATATTCAGCGAAGACGATTTTGTCTATTTCGGAAGCACCGAAGACGGCGCGGACATCCCAGAGCCTGAGAAATACGACTACCGTCTAATCACAGTGGATACAGCGCAAAAGACAAACACATGGAATGACTGGACTGTGTTTGCCGAATGGGGCGTAACGCCCACCCACATTCACCGCCTGGCATATAAGCGGGCCAGAATGGACGCTAAGGCATTGCGCCATGGGTTCACTGACTTTGTAACGGCATCACACGCACGCAACAGCCCCAGCAAGGGTGTTCTGCGCTCCGTCCTGGTGGAGGACAAGTCTTCGGGCACGGGCCTTATCCAAGAGGTTCAGGGAAAGCTGCCCATTCGCGTTACCCCTGTGCCGCGCGAAAAAGACAAGTTGACACGCGCAATGGATGTTCAAGCGCACCATATGGCAAAAAAAGTTGCTTTGCCCTATAGTGATCCACAAAACTATGAGCTTGTTAGCGAGGTCGCGGCTTTCACGCATGATGATAGCCATAAGTTCGATGACCAAACTGACGTAATGATAGACGCGCTGGAGGAAGTATTCGTGAAGCCAGCCATTCAAAGCAAGCCAAGAGTAAGGGCGCTATGACATGAAACTCCCCAACCCATTCAAGCGCTCTGCGCACCCTGTAGAGGCCAAGGAAAGCGCCGCTGCTGCAACAATGGTCATGAACCCAGGCCAAGCGGTATGGACGCCAAGGGATTACGCCAGCCTAGCCCGTGAATCATACGTGATGAACGTGATTGCCTATCAGGCGGTGAACAAGGTGGGCGAGGCGGTTGGTTCGGTAAAGTGGACCGCATGGCGCGGGGATACTGAGGTGACGGAGAGCGCTCTGCTTGACCTGATCAGACAGCCCAACCCGCAACAGTCATACGCAGATCTTGCTATGGCCAAGGTTGGCTACAAGCTTCTAAGCGGCAACAACTATGATGAACGCGTTGTGGTGGGTGGCGAGGCAAGGGAGTTGTACACCCAGCGGCCCGACCGAATGACTGTAACTATGGATAGCGCGGGCGAGGTTTCTAAGTACACCTACAAGGTAAACGGCAAGGAAACAGTATGGCCGGGGCAGGGGCGTGATGTTGATGACATTCTGCATTCTAAGCTATTCCATCCCCTGAATGACGTATACGGCCTGGGGGCTGTTGAGCCAGGGGCCTTTGCCATCGATCAGAGTAATGAGGGCATGGCCTGGGTGCAGGCGCTCTTGCAGAACAGCGCTAGGCCTTCTGGGGCGTTGGTTTCCGATAAGGAAAACCCGCTAAGTGATGAGAACTTCAACCGCCTCAAGGTGCAGATTGAAGAGCAGTATGGCGGCGCGGCAAACGCTGGTCGTCCCATGCTGCTAGAGGGCGGACTTGATTGGAAGGCCATGGGGCTATCGCCAACGGACATGGGTATTATTGACAGCAACAACGCGGCGGCGCGAAACATTGCCCTAGCATTTGGGGTTCCCCCCCAACTTCTAGGCATTCCCGGCGATAACACCTATTCCAACTACCAAGAGGCTCGCCTAGCCTTCTGGGAGGATACGGTGATTCCCATGGTTAAGAGTATCGGCACAGAGTGGACGCGATGGCTTGGCCCTATGTTTGGCGACCTGGAGTTGCGCCCAGACTTTGACCACATCCCCGCAATCGCAGATAAGCGTAAGACCATGTTTGACACAGCGCAGCAGGCAACATTCCTCACCCTGGATGAGCGGCGCAAGCTGGCAGGTTTTACCCCTGTTGGCCCTGCTGCTGGTGGTGACATGATTCAGGATCGTGACAGCATGGCTCCGACAGAATCCCAGCCTAGCGATGAAGACCTAAAGGCTATGGCTAAGATCGCTGGCTATGAATGGAAGGGTGACCTGAAGGTGGTCAAGTGACTAACCTAGTTAATAACGACAAGCGAGCGGAAAACCGGGCGCAACAGAGGATTCTTGCCTCTGCCGACAAGAGGTTTAGCGGTGATGTCTCTGCAATCCTGCTTGCCGCAACAGAGCAGATGATTGCCAGCTTTCGCGCCACTGGATCTGTGCCCAATCTGCCTGACGACTTTCAGCGCCAAATGGAGCAGGCATATATAGACATGGCCGCTATCATGATTGACGTATTCGGCAGTCGTATTCTGGATCAGGGCAAGCGATGCGGGCTTATTCTGGAGACAAAGGGTTTCGCTGAGTTCTTCCAGCGCCTTGCTATCGAGTACATCGGACAAGAGGCCATCAGGAGGCGCATTGCAGGCGTTACCAATACAACCCGCAATCTGATCATTCAAAGCATCACCAGGGGGCAGGAGAACGGCGACAGCGTTGATGTTATCGCTGCAGCACTAGACAAGCTGTTTCCGGCCATATCCCGTCACAGGGGCGCTCTCATCGCCAGAACGGAGACGCATGGCGCGGCGAACTTCGGGGCAGATCAGGCGGCAAAGGCTACGGGCTTAACGCTTCGAAAAGAGTGGGTGGCTGCTGATGATGCAAGAACCCGTGATTTCGGCGCAGGTGATGGTGTTGTAGATGAGTTCAGCCACAGGGCCGCGAATGGTCAGGTGGTCGATATGGATCAGCCTTTCCGCATCCCCAAACGAGATGGTACCACAGAGGCGCTAATGTTCCCCGGTGATCCCGTTGGCAGTCCTGGCAATGTGATTGGCTGCCGTTGCAGTGTTGCTCATGTTGTCGTTGATTGACGGTACACCTTCGGCACCCTGGATTCTGCGGAAACCAATCGAACATCTCCAAATCTAGCCATCTCTTGCATTTCTGAGTCGATGCAAACGGGATGCCCTAGTATAGTTGACTGGGCACCTATACAAATTCCGGGCTCCCAAATGTAATTCCCCCCATCCGTTTTTGCTTTTCTAATCTGCATGTAGAAGTCCCTGCTCAAGTAGAACTCAGATGAACCTTTCCGATTCATATCGATCATATTGCATAGGGTTTCATAGTCACTCATCGCTTTTCCCCAGCAATACAATCAGCACCCCAATAGGGCCAAGCAGCAGCCCCAGCAGAACGGCGCTTGTGGTTTTTTCAGGGTTTCGGTCCCGTGCAATTGCGTAGCAGATGCCAGCGCATAGCAGCCAGATGATTAAATATCCCATTAGTTCTCTCCATCTGCTTTTGCTAACACCTCTTGAACGTCAGAACTTGACAGGACCCAAGGCCCACCAGATAGCCAATTGTCGAGCGCGCAGCGCAAAAGGTTGTACATAGCTGGCGCGGATGCAATTAAACTCCCCTCCCCAAAAGTCACTGCTTCCGCAATCAAATCACCCTCACGCCAGACTAGCCCTAAGCGCTCGTCAAAAGTCCACTCCGCCTTACCCATTATGTATCTCCCTTGTAGTGTTCCAGGTTATGCATCAGAGCCGCGCACGCCAGCGCCAGCACCCTGTCTCCGCCTCGCCTCTTGATCCGAAAGTAAGTGGATCTACTAACGCCTAGCTTCACCAACATTTCACGGTCCCCTATAGGGCCATAGGTTGCCCGGTAATCGGCTAGAAACTGCAAGAATTCATGCTTTGTCATGCCCGTAATATAGGGGCGAAAGTGTCATAATGCAACAGAACTATCCATATTAGCGCTCTAGAAGTTCATAATGGCACTGCAAGCCATTGATTGCGTTGCCTATTCCATTTTTTGCTTGACGCTGTTATATTCTAACAAACCATATGGGGTTATTATGCCTAAAGATACAGCGGAACAGAGCGCCATGGATTACAAGAGCCTGTCATTCAAGCTGAATGGCGTCCCTGATGATGACGGCAAGTTCGAGGGTTACGCATCTGTCTTTGATATCGTTGATCAGGGGATGGATGTTGTATCCCCCGGCGCGTTTCGGCGGTCTCTGGACTCAGGGAAGAATGTAAAGCTTCTCTGGCAGCATGACATGGCAAGCCCTATTGGCGTCTGGGAAGAGATCAAAGAAGATGAAAAGGGGCTCTTCGTAAAAGGTCGGCTCCTTAACGATGTACAGCAAGGGCGCGAAGCCAACGCATTGATGCGGGCTGGGGCTATTGACAGCATGTCCATTGGATACCGGACCAAAGAGGCCGTTGCAGAGGGTAACGGGTCTGTGCGTCGCCTAACAGAGGTTGAGCTATTTGAGATTAGCCTAGTTACCTTCCCCATGCTGCCAGATGCACAGATTACAGCGGTTAAGAGTATCCGTACCATTCGAGATTTTGAGAAGGCCTTGCGGGACGCAGGGTTTTCCAAGACGGAAGCTAAGGCCATTGCGGCTGAAGGCTTCAAAGGCCTAGCCGATCATCGGGACGATGTAGAGGTTGAGGTAGCGCCGGACATGAGCGCCTATAAGGCCGTGTCTGAGCAACTCCAAACCTTAATAGGGAAACTAAACAATGTCTGATGAATTTGACGTAAAGCAGCTAGGCAAGGATGTTGCTGCCGTTGCAAAGGGCTTCGAAGCCTATAAAGAAACCAATGACGCCATTCTAAAAGAGATGGCTGAAAAGGGCGCTGCTGATCCTCTGCTTGAGGAAAAGCTGACCAAGATCGAAGCGGATATGACCAAGAGCCAAGAGCGGCTTGACGCATACGAGCTTTCGCAGAAGCGCAAGGCGCGCGTTGTCACCGACCATGAAGGCAATTCTGTTGACCTAGACGCCAAGGCGCTGCACTGGGCACAAGATATCGCAAAGAAGCGTGGCACCATGGTCAATGAGTTCAGCGCAGATCAGCTTGACGAGTACAAGGCGGCGTTTGAATCCTACATGCGCGGCGATGA